CTCTCTCTTCCTACATCACGGAAGTACAGCGGTTATTGCATGATGCAAACTCTGTCTTCTGGTCTACCTCGGAGCTAACGGACTACATCAACGATGCCCGTGAGCGAGTAGCGAGAGATACGGGGTGTTTACGCACCCTGCAAATAACTGCCACCCCAATTTCTATTACAGGCGTAGCCGCAACCCTATGGACTGCGGGTGCTACTGTTACTGCTGGTCAGTTTGTATTTAGCAGCATTTTCATTTATGAAGTAACTGTAAGTGGTGTGCTTGGTTCTACTGCGCCAGCGTATCCCGCTTCTGGCTACAGTTTCCCACCATCTACTCCATTCACAGATGGCACTGCCACCTTGCTATATTCTGGCCCTGCGGAAGTTATTCCATACGCCACTATTTCTACTGGTACAACTTTAGACATTCTTAACGTAAATATCTATTGGGGTAACAGCCGTATTCCTTTGCGGTATCTGCCTTGGTCAAACTTCAATGCACAGTTGCGTTACTATCAAAACTATGTAGGCAGACCCGTGTGCTTTTCTGTTTACGGACAAAACACTATCTATATTGGCCCTGTTCCAGACCAAGCCTATGTGGTGGAGATAGATAGCACTATCTTGCCTACTGCGCTAAGTTTGAACACGCCTAATGCTAACGACCAAATACAAGACCCCTACACTACACCTGTAGCTTTTTATGCGGCTTACAAAGCCAAGTACAAAGAGCAGAGTTATGGAGAAGCTGAGATTTACAAGCAGGAGTATGCAAAGCAAATCCAAGCAGTGTTGAACTCTGTGTATACACGCAGAATCCCTGACCCCTACTCTACGTTCTAATCATGGCAGCAGCAGAGCAAAAGAAATCTTATGCTGTCTATAAGAACTTCAAGGGCTTAAACACCAAGTCCAACAGGACAGCCATTGATGACGAAGAATTTTCGTGGATAGAGAACGCCATGCCTATTGGCTTTGGCAACATTAAGATTGTTCCTGCTCAAGTCACAGTTAAAGATGGCGGTAATAACGCTATCTCTTTTGGTAACACAGTCTCTACCCTTACAAATACCAATCTTGGATTAGATGACTATTTATTAGCTTTTCAAGAAGATGGTAGAGCGCAATATGTAGTCATAGATACAGGCACTGTAGGAAATGTAGGTGTGATAGGCACTTTCTCTTCTGCCAATGTTTCTACAGCCCAGTGGAAAAACGAAGAAGTATATATAGGTGACCCCAATAAAGGACTCTTTTCTTGGGATGGTACTGACTTACTTAATGTTGGTGGTGTAGGCAGGATAGGTTTGACTGCGAGAGGTTCTGGTTACGTATCTGCGCCAGCAGTTACCATCTCTGCTCCTAACCAAACAAATGGTACACAGGCTACAGCAGAAGCAACAATCACAGCAAATGCGGTAACTTCTATAGCTGTTACAGAAGGTGGTAGCGGATATACCGCTGCACCATCAGTGACTATCACAGGTGGAGGCGGCAGTGGTGCTAATGCTATTGCTCAACTGCTAACCTTTACTAAAGGTGCGCTATATATACAAGTAACCAACAGTGGTTCTGGCTATAACCCCGCCTCTCCTCCCGCTGTAACCATTACTGGTGGAGGTGGAGCAAATGCCACTGCTACTTCTATTGTGTTTGGTAACTCTGTTATAGAAGTCATCATGACGAATGTGGGGAATAACTTCACAAGTGTTCCTACTGTCACCATAGCTGCACCACCTACGCCTACAGGCAACGCTAATGCGACTGTTATAGGTGTTCCTAATCTAAATGAAATATCCAGTGTTGCTACCTTTTCTGGTCGTGTATGGGTATCTACAGGACGCACAGTAACTTTTTCTTCTGCGACAAGTCCTACTGACTTTACTTCTATTTCTGCGGGTGCTGAGACTATTACTGACTCTACCTTGCGTGGCAATATCCAGCATATGGTGTCTGCCAACAATTTTCTCTACATCTACGGAGAGGACAGCATCAACGTCTTTTCAGATGTGAGGATTACAAATACAGGTGAAACGCTATTCACAAACACAAACGTGTCTGCTTCTGTTGGTAGCAAGCTGAAATATGCGGTTTTCCCATACTTCCGTTCTGTGTTGTTTATGAATAACTACGGGGTGTATGCCTTAGTTGGTTCAACAACCAGCAAGATTTCTGACCAACTGGATGGTATTTTCCCGTTTATAGACTTTTCCAAGCCTGTAACTGCTGGTCAAGTCTTGCTTAATAACATCTTGTGTGCGGCTTTTAACTTCTATTTGTTGCCTACTTTCCCAACAACCACGGGAGATAGGTTTGTACAGTGCGTGTTTTTTGAGAAAAAGTGGTTTATCACCAGCCAGGGTGCATTACGTTATTTGTCATCTGCACCTGTAGGTGGCTTGATAAACTTGTATGGGGTGACAAATACAGCACTTTTTCGCTTGTATGGGGATGCAACTGCAAACGTTTCTAGTGAGATACAGACTTCTTTATCTCCTATGAAAGACCCTATCCGTACCAAACAGGCGTTGAAGTTTGGTATTGAGGCTACTCTTACTACAGGCGGTACGTTTAATGTGACTGTGGATAGCGAGAGTGGTTCTAGCCCTGTGTATATTTTGAATAATAGTGTCACTTGGTATAACAATCAGAATGTTACTCTCACATGGGTAAACAATTCTTCTAATACTATAGGGTGGTTGACGAGTGCGGGGTACGCCTTGTATAAGTCAGATGCACAACAGTATGGTAAGTATTTGGGGTTGACAATGACTAGCACAGACCCTGCGCTAACTGTCAATACGATTGAGTTTGAACATGAATTAAGAGTGAGGTTCTAACATGGCTGTTCCTAATATTTTCGGTACTGCGACTTCAGCAATTCCGTTATCGCAACTAGACACTAACTTTGCTACCCCTGTTACTATCGGTAATACCGCTGTACAGCTAGGTAACACAGTAACTTCTTTTGGTAATGTGACGTTAACAAACGTAACTATCAGCAGTGGTAACGTAACTCTTACTGGCGCTAATGTCAGTGGCACTGCAAATGTGTCTACATTGATAGTTACTGGTAATGCAACTATAGCTGGTACGGCAACAACCATCCAAGGCCTCACAGTCGGCAGAGGTGCTGGTGCTGTTGCTACCAACACTGCGGTGGGCGCTAGTGCGCTGGCGGCAAATCAGGCTGGTGGAACAAACAATACAGCAATAGGCAATGCGGCACTTGATGCAAACACAACGGGGGATTCAAATACGGCTGTTGGTGACGAGGCTTTGGGAGCCAACACCACAGCATCAAACAACACTGCTGTGGGTTATCAGGCAATGTACAGCAATACCACAGCCTCACGCAACACTGCTGTGGGTTATCAGGCGGGGTACACAAACAGTACAGGTCAATACAATACTTTCTCAGGCTATCAAGCTGGATATTTGGCAACAGGGTCGGGCAATACTTTAATTGGCTACGCATCTGGCGTGTCAATCACTACTGGAACAAGCAACACATTCATTGGCGCAAACTCTTCTGGTCAAGGTTCTGGCGAGGCTGTAACCACAGGCTCCAAGAACACCATCATTGGCGCTTACTCAGGCAACCAAGGCGGCTTAGACATTCGCACAGCAAGCAACTACATCGTGCTGTCTGATGGGGATGGGAATCCGAGGGGTATCTTTGATAACAGCGGTAACTTGCTGGTGGGGACTACGAGTTCATTGGGCGGAAGAATTAATGCTTCTACATCAACCCAATCTTTTGCTGGTTGGTTTCAACAAACGCAAGGGGCTGGAAGTTCAGTTTTATTGGTTGAATATAATGCCGCTGCACCAAATAGCGCATCAGATTATTTTGGTTTGCTTAGAGACAATTCGGCCCAAAGAATTCAATTGCGTTCCAATGGTGGCATTGGAAACTTCTCAGCCAACGATGTTAACTTATCTGACCGCAGGGAAAAAACCAATTTTACGCCAGCCAAGTCATACCTTGATGTAATCTGCGCTATACCCGTTCAGACATTCAACTACATCGACCAAAATATGGAAGATGATGGCGGCTTGACATTGGGCGTTGTTGCTCAAGATGTGCAAGCGGTTGCACCCGAATTGGTCATGGAAAGCAACTGGGCTAGTAAAGATGAAGAACCAAAAATTCGTTTATCAATCTATCAGACCGATTTGCAATATGCGCTGATGAAGTGCATCCAAGAACTCAAAGCAGAGGTTGACAGCCTCAAAGCCCAACTCAACGGAGCATCAGCATGAATGAAATCACCGCAGAACAAATCGCCCAGCACCTCAGTGCCGCAATGGACAGCGTGAACCTCATCAACGGCGGCAAGCCCGAAGGCATGGAAGATGCTGAGTGGGCAGACACGCTCAAGAGGAATCGTGACCACTTGGCAATTATGCTGGCTAAAGATTACTGGACAACAGAAGATTTAACTCCGCTTCAACAGGCTAGTCAGTAATGGGTACACAAGCATTTACCAAGACAGGTAACACGGTAGTCTTTACTGCCGCTGCATCTGCTCCTACGCCTATACAAGCAGTATCTACTACTCTTGGTGGTAACCAGTACCGCATCATAAATAGCGGCTCTGTAACTGTGTTTCTAGGCTACGGAGACACTTCTGCTGGTGCTACTGCCAACACTGCGGTAATTACCACCACAGGTACATCTATACCTTTATTGCCAGGCACAGATGAGGTTCTCTCGTTTGTTCCTAACGCTTACTTTACTGGTATCACTGTCAGTGGTACTGCGGCTGTGTATGTGACTTGCGGCGATGGGATGTAATCATGTTAAAGACAGTCAGTTCAGTCATCAACACTATAGGCGCTCTTAATTACAAAGGTACTTGGAATGCAAGCACCAACACGCCCACGCTTGTATCTAGCGTAGGTAACAAGGGTGATTACTATGTTGTGTCTGTAGCTGGCTCTACCAACCTAGATGGCACTACCTTGTGGGGTGTGGGGGACTGGGCAGTCTTTAACGGAAGTATTTGGGAAAAAGTAGATGCAGGTGACACAACAAATGTAACCAGTCTGACAGTTACAACCCTTACAGGATACATGTATGCCAACAATACAAGCCCTGTAACAGCATCATTAACAATTCCAAACAATGGTTTAGCTAACAGCACCCTAACGCTTGGTAACACTACCCTCACGTTAGGTGGCACTACCAGTAACGTAGGCAACCTGACTGTAGCCAACGTAACTATTATTGGTGGTACTACCAATGCTGCTGTGTTTAATTTCACAGGAAACACAACTGCAACTGCAACATATGGCATAGCAAGTCTGCCTCTGCAACCTGCTGGATTCATGCAAGTCAACCTCAACGGGACAGTAGTAAAAGTTCCCTACTACGCTGTCTAACATGGATAACCAACAAATCTTCAACATCGTAGTCAGCATAGCTGGCTTTCTTGCTGTGTACGTCTTTAACAGCACAACAAAACAAATTCAACGTCTGGAGGATAAGTTAAATGAACTTCCTAAAGAGTATGTGGCAAAAGATGATTACCGCTCTGACATCACTGAAATCAAAAGTATCCTCAAACAAATCTTCGACAAGCTAGACAACAAGGCTGACAAATGAACATGGAGGCTCTCTCATACGTAAAGTTCGGCGACAAGGACGGACTGGGAGAGTTTTTGTTTGAAAATGGTGTACAGCACCAGTTGTTCTACGAAATCTTGGGAGATAACGGTATTGCTGTGCAGAAGTATCCGTTAACAGATGCTGACTACGACAACTTGGATGACTGGTTGTTTGTGCATAACCAAGAGCATCAGAGGTTGGCAAGCGTATTAGGGTTGGACAATCCCTTTCAGTTGCTCGACAGTGACTGGAATGTGGAAGAAGATTTCTATGACTGGATTGGTGTTCACCAAACTATTCATCAACAGATAGCAACGGCTTTAGGAGTCTGACATGGCAACGACCAGAGAAGAAATGCAAAGATTGGCTTCACTTGGGCGTGGTGGTGATACCATGTTGGCTCACATCAACCCTGAAGAAGCAGCATTGCTGAAAGCAAGAGGCGGTTCTGGGACTATCAATCCTAATACTGGGTTGCCTGAATTTATAAATTTTATCCCTACAGGTGGTGGCGCAACTCATTTTATGATTCCCAAAGAAGAAATACCTGTAGGCTACAAACCTCCAGGCTTTGGCAGCATAGTTGGAAGTACAGTTAGTAACATAATTTCAGCCCCCAAATTAATTGCGCCAGCTTTGGCTAGAGTTGAAGACGTTGTAAAAGAAGAAGTATTAACAAGCCCTGCATTTGCGATAGCTATGGCAATTTACATGCCAACTCTTGTCGCCCAATTTGGCCCTTCACTTGCTACTTTGGGGATTACCAGTGCAGCCGCTCAAACAGCAGTAGCAAACGCTATTTTGACTACGACAGTACAAGTTGCCCAAGGCGTACCTTTTTATGTGGCATTTCAAAATGCAGTGACAAATGCTGTAGTTTCTACAGGCTCACCTGCGATTGCAAAAGATATTAACAAGATTATTGAAAATCCTGCTGTTACAAACGCTATTGTTTCTGCTGGCGCATCTGCTGCTAAGACGGCATTAAATGGCGGTAGTCAATCTGATATTCAGAGAAATCTTATAGCTGGTTTGGTAGGTTCAGGAACAGCTACGGCAACAGGTAGCAATATTGCTGGCTCTGCTGCCGCTGGTGGTGTTACGGGCGGTGTTACGGGTGCGTTGACAGGTGCGGCTGGTGCTTATGGAGCGAAATTAGAAGCTGAACGTCTTGCGGCAGAAAACGCAGCAAAGATAGCAAGTGATTCATCTAGAGACCCAGGAATAAATGTTGCAGGTGGAGATGATGCAACTGCATTAAAAATGGCAAGTATCTCTGCTATGCCTGAAATGCTTGGTAAAGCTGGTGAGACAGCCTCTGCAATTTATTCTGTTGTAGAAGGTGGACAAACTTTCTATGAGAGAACAATTACTGGAAAAACTCCTGATGGTGAAGATTATTCATACACAGTAACTTATGACCCTGGTGCTTCTGCTGGAAGACAAATTTCATATACAACAGGTGGCTTTGCTAAAGATGCTGATGGAAATGTAATTCCTAGTGGTGGCGGTAGCGTTTCTTCTTCTTTTAAGCGACCTGATTTCACAGACTACAAGCCCACAATCATTACAGTTAGCGGAACTACACCTACGCCTGACCCTATTGCTAGTCCCACTCCTAGTCCTAGTCCTAGTCCTAGTCCCGTTACCACTCCTTCACCTGACCCAAGTCCTATTCCTGCTCCTCCTGATACGCCTCCATCCCCTAGTCCATCTGCTGGCTCTACAGATACTGGTGGAGATACAACAGGTGGAACTGTTACTGGTGGTGGTACTGGAGGAACAAGTACAAATGTTGGAACTGGTGCAGGTTCTGGTGGCACTGTTAGTGATGTGCGTGGTGGAGATGGCACAGTAGGAACTGGTACAGGTTCAGGCGCATCTGGTTCAGGTACAGGCGCTGGTGATGGTAGTGGTGTTGGCACTGGTTCTGGTGGCACTGGTACTGGTACTGGAGGAGAGGGAGATGGTACAGGTAGTGGAGAAGATGAAAAGCCTCCTGTAGACGATAAGGGTGAACCCTACAGACCCAATCTGTTTATTTATGGCGGTACAAAACCATCAACTTTGACACAGACATTGAGAACAAATCTACCTACTGCTAGTACAACTACAGGCACTTCTGTAGGATTAGGGGGTAGGGGTGAGATAGAAAGTAAAGAATCTGGTAAAAAGCGTCAGACTGTGTGGAACGAAGAATCTTTGCGTCTTAAAGATGCGTTAGGACTATAAATGGCAACACTTAAAAACATGACTCGTGTGGGTGCAGATGTGCGCCAGATTGCTCGACTGCTGCAACAAAAAGCACCTGAGAACCACATGCTTGCCTACATTACTCCTGAAGAAGCACAACTGTTAAAAGACAGGGGTGGTAGCGGTATGCCTGACCCAGAGACAGGTGTACCTTCTTTTGCTCCTGCCTATGACTATGAAACTCCTGTTTATGATTATGGAGATGTAAGAGCAGAGCCAGCACCTCAAATGTCTTCTTTCCAACCTGTTGCACAAGTAGAAGCGCCAGCGCCTGTGCAAGAGGCTTCATTTGCCCCTCAAGATTATTACAGTATGGGTCAAGCCTCATACGGTATGCAACCAAGAGCACAACCTTTTGCACAACCATATTCAGAAGGTCAAGGCTTTCAAGCCAACCCCAATCTTTTGTACGGTACACCACAACTTCCAACAACTATTAGGGTTCCTCAACCTGAAGCACCACAAGAACTTGAAGTACCTAAAACTATTGGAGAAAGATATTCTGACTTGGCAAAAAGTTTAGGCATTGATAAAAGTGATTTGTCACGTTTAGGAATAGCTGGTGTGTCAGCATTGATTGGCGAGAGAACTTCTAGAAAAGCAGCAGAACAAGGTCAACGTGGCAAAGCTGAAATACAAGCTCTTGCACAGCCTTTCCAAGCAAGAGGTGCAGAACTACAGCGTCAAGCTCAAGCTGGTGAACTTACTCCTGTAGCTAGACAGCAGTTACAAGCTGCACAAGCACAAGCCGCACAAGCCGCCTCTTCTCGTGGTGGTGTAGGTGCACAACAAAGTGCGGCAAGAGTGGAAGCTATTCGTAATCAGTTACTGCAACAACAAAATGATTACGGCATGAAGTTGACCAGTATTGGTGACCAGATTGCTCTAGGTGCTATCAGAACAGGTTTGCAAGCTGACCAGTATGCAAATCAACTGACCTCTAGCTACTTCAACAACATCATGCGTACATTGGCAGGTACGCCTACAGTGATTCAATACGGAGTCCAACAATAATGGCTACTACTTCACTCAGCGACCTTACAAAGATGCCAGTCATGCCAAAGTTGCCCAAATTGGCAGCATTGACACAACCTGAACCCACACCAAAAGGGATGCTTGGCGGTGCTGAAATTGGCCCTATTTTGAGTGAATTAGGAGATGCAGAATCAAAAGCGGCTTTTGATGTTTCACAAGCTGATATTAATATTGAAGAAGCAAAGAGACAAGAAACAGCAAAAGAAGCAAAGATGAAAGTAGAAAACTTAGATAAGTTTTCAAAAGAAGTACAGGCTATGCCAGAGAGAAAAACTCTACAGGAAGCCCGTGAGGAAATGTCTAATATGGCTTTTGTGCCTACCAAAGACACTGCTACAGATTTAGCTGCTATGTTCTCTCTCATCAACATTGTTGGAATGCTTGTTGGCAAGAGTGATGCACAACGGTCTATGTATGCCATGAATGGCATGTTAGAAGGCTACCAAAAAGGTAGAGCAGACCTTTACAAGAAAGAACAAATAGAGTTTGATAAAAACTTTAAAGCTATGCAAGCAAAGGTAGCCACGCTTGAAAAAGCGTTAACAGAGGCTATGGAAGTAAAGAAATACGACAAGGAAAAGGGTGACTTGATGGTCACTATGGCTCTAGCAGAATCTGATTCTCCAGTTTTGAAAGCTATGCGTTTGCGTCAAGGTGATATTGCTGTTTTGGGAAATGTCCGTAAAGCCAGAGAAGATTTAAACACTGTTGCTGGACTCATCAATAGTAATGCGAAAGAAGCTAATGCTAGAGCAGATGCCGCAAAAGCTAGAGCGGATGCAGACCGAATAGCAAGATTGAATCGTGAAGCAGCAAATGAAAGAGCAAGGCTTGGTAGAGTACAACAAAAAGAATTGTCAGAGTTAAAGGCTGGACAACCAGGCAAACAAGGTCAAAATGCTTTGACATTTGCTTCACGGGTGTATGGCAACATTGAAAATGCTACCAACGATTTAGTTAACTTGACAAACTTGCCAGCAGTAGCTGAGTCTCCTATTTTTGCTGGAATGATAGGCGCAGACAGAGATACTGTATTGCGGAACATTACTGCTTTTGCCGCACGAAAAGTTACTGATAAAGACCAAAGAGCGTTTGAGCAAATAGCAAATAGCTTAGATGCTGCTCTTGCTAGATTGGAAGCACAAGGTCTTGCTAATGGTTCAACAAGAGGAGCAATAGCAAGTTTTAGCGCACTTAAACCAAGAGAGGGAGATGATGCTATTAACATGGCAATCTATCTTGCACGTGTTAAACAAG